TTTCAGTCTGGCTGGACGGTGGTGATTCTGGTGGGATTGTCGCTGCTGTTCTGCAGCTTCACCGGTCGTCAGGCGTTTATTGTCTGGTGGCTGACTTTCGCCGGGGTGCTGTTGATTGGTGCAAGTGTATGGCTCGGTAATCTGCCTTACCGTCTGCTGCAGCCGGGTAATTCTGCTCGCCGGTGGTCAGGTGTGTTGTCTTGGATAATCTGGGGGGCAGGTTTCCTGTTGCTGGCCGTCGCGCCCGCGAATGCAAAAGACCCGTGGGTCCTGCTGTTTAATCCGCTGGCTGGACTGACTGCCTTCCTTCTCTGGTTATGGGCTTCACATAAGGAGCCCCTTAAATGGATCCGATAACCCTTTCCACAGTGGCCTCCGTTCTGCTCAAAGCCGGACCTTCTCTGGTCCGCACTGTCGGAGGCTGGTTCGGCAGCGATACCTCAAGAGCCGCCGACTCGGTGGCCAGTATTGTCGAGACCGTCAACGGTGCCATCAATCCCGCCGACCAGCAGCGTGTTCTGGAGCAGAAGCTGGCGCAGCTGCCGCCCGAACAGCTGGTTCAGCTGGAGACCCTCAAGGTACAGCTGCAGCAGCTCCAGCTGGAGCGGGATAAGGCGCAGATGGCAGACCAGCAGGCGGCGCACCACGAACAGCAGGAAACCATCCGCAACGGCGACAACGCTACGGACGAATATGTCCGTCAGACCCGCCCGCTGATGGCCCGCTTATCCCTCTACAGCAGCATTGCCTACGTGATGATCATGTCTCTGGGTCAGCAGGCTGGCGCGGTGGCCGGTGCTTTCGGCCATGCTTTTTCCATGCCCGAACCGGACTGGGATATCGCGCTGATGCTGGCGACCCCGGCGCTGGGTTATCTGGGTTTCAGGACGCTGGACGGCTTCGCCCGGTACAGCAAATCCAGCAAACACAAGGTCATGGTGGGTAAATGACCAGAGCGTTTGATCGCGCCAGTGACCTTGAAATGGAAGAACGGGAACGGCTCTTAAACCAGCATTTAAAGCGCGTTAAAGAGCTGCCGGATGAGTACGGGTTCTGCAATGACTGTGGCGCAGCGATTTCGGCTAAGCGACTCCGGGCGCTGCCGTACGTAGCGACCTGCTTCACCTGTCAGACCATCAGAGAGAATAAGGAGAAGCATGGGCTGGGAAATTATTAAGGGCAACTGGGCGATCATCTGGGCATTGTTCATGTCCGCCGTGAACGTCATTCAGCTTCTGCTGGCCAAGACCTACGTCAAACGCGAGGAACTGGAGCTGATGCGTACCCGACTGCAGGGCATTGAAAATACCATCGCGGGGCTACCCAGCCAGAAAGACCTTCACCAGTTGCAGCTGGAGATGAGCAACCTGCGGGGCGATTTGCGCGAACTGGGCCCGGCGATTCGCCAGGTAAAACACGTCAGCGATCTGCTTCTGGAAAACGAGCTGAAGGAAAAATAAGAGGTGACTATGCGTGACATTCTCGACCAGGACCAGCGCCTGGTTATTCTGCGATCTCTTGTCGAATGCGGCGACAGTGCCAACGAGTCGATTCTGCAGACCTGCCTGCAGACTTATGGCCATCGCGTTTCCCGCGATACGGTGCGCACGCATCTGGCGTGGCTGCGTGAGCAGGGTCTGGTCAGTCTGACGGATGTTTCCGGCTGTTATGTGGCGGAAATCACCGGTCGCGGTGATGACGTCGCCAGCGGTCTGGCCACGGTTCCGGGGGTGAAAAAGCCCCGCGCGAGGGGATAATGATGGCTAAAACTAAACCTTATACCGAAGCACAGCGGCGTATTTTTTATCAACTGGCCGCAGTAATGGTTTGCTCAGAGATTGAGTCTCAGGTTATCGCGCCGTTCAGCGAGAAAGAGACCGGAAAACCTTATGACCGCAGCTCCCCTGATAGCTTTACCAACACGTTTCTGAACAAGAATCCTGAGTTCAGACGTGCATTCGAAACGCTGGGCCGGGCTATCGCCAGAGAGCGGAAAAACCAGCTTCAGATGGCAAAGGCATCAAGGAGCAAACATGGCAGTTGAAAAACCAACCCGTGGTCGCCCCTCCAAAATCGACCTGCTGCCTGATGGCGTTCGCGACCAGTTGCACCAGATGCTGCGTGAGAAACGTCATACCCAGGAAGAAATCCGCGAAGCGATTAATGAGCTTATCGACAGCCACAACCTGCCGGAGGACATGAAGCTGAGCCGCACGGGCCTGAACCGCTACGCCAGCCGTATGGAGGAGTTCGGAGCCAAGATTCGCGCCTCCCGCGAAATGGCCGAAATCTGGGCCGCGAAGCTGGGTTCTGCGCCGACGTCTGACGTCGGCAAATTGTTGATGGAATTCGTGAAAACGCTGGCGTTTGAAACTTCCATGTCAATGGCCGAAAGCGGTAAGACTGTCGAACCGAAAGCCCTCGGCCAGCTGGCGCTGGTTGCTCAGCGTCTGGAAGCGGCCGCGATGGCCAGCCACAAGCGCGAGAAAGAAATCCGCCAGGCCTTCGCCGAAGAGGCCGCCGCGCAGGCGGAGAAAATCACCAAAAGTGCCGGGCTGTCTGCGGAAACCGCCGCTGATATCCGTCGCCAGATTCTGGGGATCGCATGATGGCCGGACCATTGTCAGCGCAGGAACAGTTACGTAATCAGTCCGCCAGCGCCATTCTGGCGGGCGAGTTCGACGCGGATCAGGTGCTGCTGCCGTATCAGCGCCGCTGGATTGCGGACACGTCCCAGCTCAAGATTGCCGAGAAATCCCGTCGTACCGGCCTGACGTGGGCGGAAGCCGCCGAGGCCGCGCTCAGCGGGTCAATGTCACCGGAAGCCGGAGGAACCGACACCTTCTATGTCGGCACCACCAAAGACATGGCGCGTGAGTTTATCGACGCCTGCGCCATGTGGGCGAAGGCATATAATCTCGCGGCCTCCGCGATTGGCGAGGAAGCGCTGGAGGATGACGACAAGGACATACTGGTTTACGTCATCAACTTTGCCAGCGGCTTCAAAATCAAGGCGCTGTCGTCAAACCCCTCAAACCTGCGCGGTATGCAGGGTAACGTCATCATTGACGAAGCGGCATTCCAGAAAGACCTCGCTGCCGTGCTGAAAGCGGCGCTGGCGCTCACCATGTGGGGGTCTAAGGTCCGTTTGATCTCCACCCATAACGGCATTGAAAACCTGTTCAATACCATCATCACTGACAGCCGCGCGGGCAAAAAACGGTACTCCGTTCATCGTATTGATATCGAGCTGGCCATCAGCGAAGGGCTGTATCGTCGTATCTGTCAGGTGACGAAAAAGCCGTGGTCGCCCGATGCCGAGGCGGAGTGGCTGGCGAACCTGCTGAGCGATACCGCCACCGAGGAAGACGCCCGCGAGGAATACTACTGCGAGCCGAAGAACGGCGGTGGCACCTATCTTGCCCGCTCCATCCGTGAGCGAGCTGCGCGGGGCACCGGTCCCGTTCTGCGCTTCACCGGCACGGCTGCGTTCAATGCTATGCCTGAAATCATCCGTGCGCTGGATATGCAGGAATGGCTGGATAAGGTGGTGCTGCCCGTGCTGAACACGCTGCCGCAGAACCTTCGCCACTGCCTCGGCGAGGACTTTGCGCGGTCTGGCCACCTGACCGTCTTTGCGCCGATGACCGTCAATGACGACACCACCCGTACCGTACCGTTCCTTGTCGAGCTGGCCAACGTTCCCTATAAGCAGCAGGAGCAGGCGCTATTCTTTATCTGCGACAGGCTACCGCGCCGAGACGGTATCAAGCTCGATGGCCGGGGGAACGGTAACTATCTGGCCGAACAGGCGGCGGAGAAGTACGGCGCAGAGGTGGAGGTTGTCATGCCGTCCGTCGCCCACTACCGCGAGAACATGCCGCGCTTCAAGGCGGCGTTCGAAGACGATGAGCTGGTACTGCCGAAGCATGAGGACGTTATCAGTGACCTCGGGCAGATTGTCGTCCAGCGCGGGGTACCGGGAATTGATGACCGGGAGAACACCGGCAGCGATGGCCACAAGCGTCACGGCGACAGCGCGTATGCGATCTTCCTCGCCTTTCTCGCCAGCAAAGAAGACTGCCAGCGTTACGAACTTCACCGGCTTAACAAACCCCAACAGCAGCGTAACAGCGACAGTCGTCGTCAGTTGCGCATTACCCGTGGTCTTAAAAATCAGCGAGGACTGCTCTGATGTTAAAAAAACTTACCGGTGCCATCCGCAGCCTGTTGAGTCCCTCAACGGGTGAGCCGGTCACCGTCAGTGAATCGGATATGAAACAGGCGGAAGCGCGGGCCGGGAGCGTCAGTGTCAGGCGACCCTCTCCGGGCATCAGCGTGGCGAGTACCTTATCCCCGGCCAGACTGGCCGGGGTGTTACGTAATGTGACCGAAGGCAATGCCACTGATTACTTCATCCTCGCCGAAGAGATGGAAGAACGTGACCTGCACTATGCCAGCGTGCTACGTACCCGTAAGCTGACCGTCGCCGGTATCCCTCCGGCAGTGGAAGCGGCGAGTGACGATGAGCATGATGTGATGCTGGCTGATGCCGTACGCGATCTGATTGAACAGCCGCAGATACCTGAGCTGCTGTTTGACCTGCTTGACGGGCTCGGCAAGGGCGTGGGTGTCTGCGAAATCCTCTGGGACACCCGTGATGGCTGGAAACCCCGCGACTATGAATGGGTTGACCCGCGTTTCCTCAAAACTGACCGCGAGACCCTGCGCCAGTTCCGTCTGCTGACCGATGAGCAGCCGGTTGATGGTATCCCGCTGACCCCGGGTAAGTATGTTATCCACTTCCCCCGTCTCAAGTCCGGCCTGCCACTGCGTAACGGTCTGGCCCGTCTGGTGGCGGTGATGTACATGCTCAAGTCGTTTACCGTGCGTGACTGGTGGGCTTTTGCTGAGAAATTTGGTATTCCCATCGTCGTAGGAAAATACGGGAATAATGCCAGCCCTGAGCAGATTAAAACCCTCATCGATGCTATCGCCTCCATCGCCTCTGATGCCGGGTGCGCCATCCCGCAGAGCATGCAGCTTGAAATGCAGGAAACCGCCAGCCGCAACGGTGGCGGCGCACTGTTCAAGGAAATGGCCGAATGGTGCGACGCCCAGACCAGTAAGGCGGTACTGGGTCAGACCATGACCACCGATGACGGCAGTTCGCGATCTCAGGCCGACGTGCATGACCGGGTGCGTATGGATATTGCCCGCTGGGATGCCCGTCAGCTGGAAAACACCCTCAATGAGTTTCTGGTCCGTCCGTTTATTCAGTTCAACTACGGCCCGCAGGAAAAGTACCCGCGTGTGAAGCTGGCTATCAGCGAGCCGGAGGACCTCAAAGCCTTTGTCGATGCGCTTATTCCCCTGGTTGATCGTGGTCTGCGGGTGCAGGAATCTGAGGTCCGGGACAAGTTTGGTCTGGCTGAGCCGGAGACCGGCGCGGTAGTGCTCTCGCCGTCCAACAGCTTCTCTGCCTTCAGCCCGGCACCGGCGCTCAACCGTGAGCAACTGGCGCTTAACCGCTCGCAGGACGATGCGATTGATGCGATGGTCAGCGAGGCGCTGAAGGACTGGGAGCAGACCGGCGATACATTTACCAGTCCGGTGCTGCAGCTGGCGAAAGACGCGGGGAGCTTTGAGGAGTTTCTGGCGCGTCTGCCGGACCTGCAGAAGACGCTGGAGCCTGCCGCGTTCGTCGAGCAGCTGGCGATGCTGAGCTTTAAGGCGCGGACACTGGGAGATGCGAACGATGGCTAAAGCTCCCGATATTATCCCCAAAGAGGCGCTCGCCTGGCTGAAGTCCAAAAAGCTGACGCCGGGCTTTGATTACCGTGATGTGTGGCAGCAGGAGCACAGCATCGGTTTCACCGTGGCGAAGATGACGCAGCTCGACCTGCTCTCTGACGTCAAAGCGCTGGTCGAAGACGCGATGGCCAGCGGTCAGTCTTTCGCTGAATTCCGGGAGGTGCTGAAGCCTCTGCTGGTGAAGCGTGGATGGTGGGGTCAGCAGATGATGGATGACCCGCTGACAGGTGAGACAAAGCCAGTGCAGCTCGGCAGCGATCGTCGTCTGCGTACCATCTACGATACCAATATGCGCACCGCCCGCAGCGCCGGTCAGTGGGAGCGCATCCAGCGTACTAAGCGTGCGATGCCCTATCTGCTCTATACGCTGGGGCCGTCACGTGAGCACCGCGCCGAGCACCTGAAATGGGCTGACCTCTGCCTGCCCGTTGACGACCCGTTCTGGCAGACACACATCGGCCCCAACGGCTGGGGCTGTAAATGCGGTGTTCGCCAGGTCAGCAAATACGAGTACGATCAGCTGCAGAAAAATGGCGTTACGCGCAACGTGCAGCAGCTCGACGACAGCGGCCAGCCAACCGGCCACGTTATCCGCCAGACCGTCCCGGTCCGCACCGAAGCCCCGCCGGTCAAACGGGTGAAGTGGGTCAACAAGCGCACCGGCGAAGAGGAGATGGTGCCGGAAGGGATTGATCCGGGCTGGGACTACAATCCGGGTATGCGCCGACAGGCCGAACTGGAGCGCCAGCTGGCCGCGAAGCAAAACGCCTTTGACAGTGACAACTAAACGAGGCGGTAATCCGCCTCAAACGCGCTCAGAGACTTTATCGGCATTTGTGGTACGATGATTCTCTGAAAATTTCTTAAACGCGCCACGGCGTTTTTGAACGGGGTTTGAACGGTATTCCCGCTGCGCTTGCCCGGCACTCTTCCTTTATATACAGGGAAAGCGGTTAATCCACTTTCTTCTCCCGCATCGCCGACACTGTCCGTCAGTTACCTTTAACGACGGACAGCACCATGCCAAAGCCTGCAACACAACTCGAATTTCTGGCCCTGTGCTTCGAGCTTCCCGACCTGTCGGATGCCAGCACGCCGCTGCCGGAATGGTTGCCGATGATCCCTGCGGGCACATTCACTGGCCGGGATGGCCGTACGTGGGTAAACGACAATCCGCAGGCCATTATTGCCACGTCCTTTCGTTACCCGACGTTGCCGTTTGATGCCGAACACTCCACCGAGCTGCTTGGGCCTAAAGGTGAAGAAGCTCCGGCTTATGCCTGGATTGATGCCATGCGCGTCAACGCCGACGGCAGCATTGACGGTCATATCGAGTGGACGCCTGACGGCGAGGCGCTCGTTCGCGGTAAGAAGTACCGCTATTACAGCCCGGCTTTCCGTCATTTCCCTACCGGTCAGGTCTCGCATCTTTCCAGCGCTGGCCTGACCAACAAACCCAACCTGTATTTACCCGCTCTTAACTCGGAGAACACCATGCCTTTACCTGTGCAGATTGCCACGGCACTGGGTCTGGCTGAGACCGCGTCGGTTGACGATGCCGTATCAGCGATCCAGACCATCAAGAACAGCGAACAGACCGCGCTGAACCGTGCTCAGAACCCGGACCTGTCAAAGTTCATCCCGCAGGAGACCTATCAACTGGCGCTCAACCGCGCTCAGACAGCGGAAGATCGTCTGAAGACACTGGATGAGAAGACGGCTACTGCGCTGGTTGACGATGCCGTGACCGCCGGGAAAGTCGCGCCCGCTAACCGCGATATGTATCTGGCCCTTTGCCGCAGTGAAGAAGGCCGTCAGCAGTTTGCTGAGTTCGTGAAAACTGCGCAGCCGCTGGTCAATCAGGACCCGTCCAAAGGTAAAGAGAACAAGGGGCAGCAGACCACGCTGACCGAAACCGAACTGGCGATGTGTCGCAGCATGGGTCTTACCCAGGAAGAGTTTCTCGCCGCTAAACCGAAACAGGAGCAATAAGAATGCCGCAACCGTCAGCAGAAATCCTGCACGCGCTCACCACCTCCCTGAGCGCAGCTTTCACCCGAGGTCTCGCAGGTGTGACTCCGCAGTACCTGCGCATTGCTACCGAAGTGCCGAGCGGCTCCGCGTCCAATACGTATGGCTGGCTTTCGGACTTACCGACCATCAAAGAGTGGGTCAGTGAGCGCCAGTTCGCGCAGTTGTCTCAGTACGGCTACACCATCGCCAACAAGACCTGGGAAAACTCGATCCGCGTCAAGCGGGAAAATATCGAAGACAACCAGATTGGCCAGTACAGCGTCTTTGCGCAGGCGTTCGGTCAGCAGGTCGCCGAATTACCTGACACGCTGAGCTTCCCGCTCCTGGTTGCCGGCTTCAGCACCCTGTGCTTTGACGGCCAGAACTTCTTTGATACCGACCATCCGATGGCGGGCGGCACCTACAGCAACATTGTGGGTGATATCGCGACTGACAAAGGTGAGCCGTGGTTCCTGATTGATGAAAGTCAGGTGCTGAAACCCATCCTTTACCAGAAGCGCCGCGCCTTTAACTTCCAGGCACTGGATGACCTCAGCAGCGAACACACCTTCAAGAACAATGAGTTCCTGTATGGCGTGGATGGCCGCTGCAACGTCGGTTTTGGCTTCTGGCAGACCGCCTGCGGGTCCCGCGCACCGCTGACTGTCGCCAACTATGAAGCGGCGGTGAAGGTGCTACAGGGTATGAAGCGTGATTCCGGTTCGCCGCTGGGTATCCGTCCGACCACGCTGGTCGTCGGTCCGA